CTCCGCTATAATGAAGATAGTTCCAAAAGACTTCATGCCGAAAGCCATGCAAAAAATTGGAGAAGCATTGAACTGGGTTGTATTTAATCAACATGAAAAAATGCTTCGCAATAAATTCGGTGACGAAAAGAAACAACGTGAATTATGTCAGCTTGAAAAGAAGGTTGCAGATTTAATAAATGAAGGCTTTATAACCAGTTTCGACAATTTAATTAGCTATTTGAGAAACCAATATCAAAAGAGGAACTATCCACCTGTGTTTTTAGCATCATAACCAACAGGGCTACCTACCAGTAGCCCTACAACAATATTAATCATGAAAAAGAAATCAGACAAGCAAGTTATCCGCCCAGATACTTGCGCAAAATGCAATAATGGAACTATTGTTCCCACAGCCAAGGGAAATCCACGTGTTGCCTACTGTTTTATACTCAAACGGCGTTTTGTCGCTGATAGTAAGAGAATTTGTATTCATGCGTATTAAAACTATGGACGGATATACATTAACAGAAAAAATGAGAAAAGCACGAAGACGTAATCGGCTTACCGCTACCGAACAGGCACTATTCCACGAATTAGTTGCCGTTTGTAATAGCGAGGGTTGGGAGGACGTTTTCAGTTGCTCGAATATTGAACTCTGTTGTGCTCTAAATATTGATGAAAAAACTCTTGTCCGTGCCAGGCTTTCTTTGATTAACGCTGGATTGGTTTATTATAAATCCGGTAAAAGTAAAAGGGTGGTAGGATTGTATTCTTTTGAAAAAGCTTTTGAGAATTCGATTGTGAATTCAACTACCGTAAAATTTCCGGTAGATAAGCCAGCCCAAAAGACGGTAGATGCGCCAGCCAATCTGCCAACCAATATGGGAACCAATCAGCCAACCAATGCGCCAGACTATATATATAAAACTAAAATAGAAACTAAACAAAAAGATAATATAGGGGAAACCGTAAAAACTAGAAAGTTTATTCCTCCATCTATTGAAGAAGTTTCTGCCTACTGCATAGAAAGAAAAAACAATGTTGATCCACAGAAGTGGTTGGATCATTATACTTCTAACGGTTGGATGGTCGGGCGGTCTAAGATGAAAGACTGGAAGGCAGCAGTAAGGACATGGGAAAAGAATGATTTTCAAATAGAAAGAAATAATGGAAACAATCAGAACAATAGGGGAGATAATTCCGGTAGTGAAGCTAAGCCAGCCGGAATCAAATCAATCTCCTTCGGTTAAATTTCACATCAAAGGAAAGGAGATAACATGGAATGAGGATCGAGTAGAACACTTCTGGAAAAAAGAGTTTATTAACTCCATGAAGGAAGTAGAACCGGGATTTATCATTGACGAACGCAACAAGGTCCTATTATCCGAATTGTATGATTATGTATTGGGCAGAAGTAAGATGCTTGATTCCTCAAAAGGTTTGCTCTTGTGGGGACCTATTGGAGTTGGCAAGTCTGTTTTAATAAAAGGGCTACAGCGTTATTTAGGCAAGATCAACCGTTTACGATACGGATGTAACAACGATCAAATAGGTTTTAGGCTTACTAGTGCGGTAGAAATATCTCTCATGTATGCAGAGAAAGGTATGAACGGGCTATTTCGGTTTACTGATCGTGAATATATGTGTAATCTGGCTATTGATGAATTGGGACGTGAACCTACAGATTCAAAGCATTACGGGACCGGGATAAATGTCATACAAACCATTCTACAACTTCGATACGAAGTCAGAAGGGAGTTTATCACCCATGTTACAACCAATCTCGATCCAAATACAGAGTTTGGAGACAAATATGGTGATTATATCGCTGATAGGGTAAAAGAAATGTTTAACGTCATTGAACTGAAAGGATCATCCCGAAGGTGATGATGTATGTTTTTTAATAAACACATAAATTATGCTAATAGGAACAACAAATCTTAATACGACTCTCAACTTGACGTATGTGTTGACAGATGTCGTAGAAACTCTTCTCCTTGACATGAGAAGTGAAATGAAAAAACAGGGCTATGATTTGCGTTACGATGCCAAGCACAATTTCAACACAGCGATAGCCGCTATACGCCGGCTGAAGCAAGATGTAGACAAGACCCATTCTCTACCCAGGAAAACTTCGGAAACGACTCAGACTGTCTCCTTGCCTTCATCAAGCTGCTGATAGATCGCTGCGGTGACGACGACAAGAAGATGTTCGCGTTCTACAACTACATCAAAAGTTATCCTTCGCAGCTAGGTCTTGAGCTGTCTGACGAGAAGAGTGTGTTTGCGCATATTTTTAATTGATAACAAATCAGAAATGAATAAGATTAAGATAAAAGGATTATCCGATAAACGGTATGCAATGTCTGAATTGGTTGCCGATGCTTATCGGCTCAATTCTAACAAAATCTCCATTTTGGCTGCAACTGTTGAACTTTTAGCAAAAGGTACTCAACATCAAAAGGATGCAGAAGAGATTATAAAAGGGTGTTATCCACAATATTACAATGATTAGTAACAAATTAAATATGGTACAAATAATAGAAAAGGCTGCTCGAATCGAACGAGAGAAAATCATACAAGAACTTCATGCCGCCTATAAGATTCATAAAGACCCGAAGCATTATATAACATCTAGTGCGACAATTGGACAGTATGCTGTTCCCTTGTTTAAGAAAGGTGCTAAATGGCAGAAAGAACAAGCTATTGAAATCCTTTCCTCGGTTTTAGAAAATTGGACACATGGCGGTGATGCGGACTGCATCATTGCGGACTTTGAAGAGAGATTAAATAATGAATAACAAATAAATAATGAATATTGGATTATTGGCTGTGGATAGCAATTATCCTAATCTTGCCTTGATGAAGATAAGCAGCTATCATAAGGCAAGAGGTGACAAGGTTGATTGGTATAATCCTTTCGATCATTATGATAAAGTTTATATGGCTAAAGTATTCAGCTTTACAGAGGATTACCGGCAATGGATAACTAATGCTGATCAGATCGAGAAAGGCGGTACAGGGTATGACATAAAAAAGGTTCTTTTGCCAGAAATTGATAGAATGATTCCTGATTACGATCTGTATAATGTTGATAAGAATTTGGCTTATGGTTTTCTGACAAGAGGATGCCCTAACAAATGCAAATGGTGTGTAGTTCCTACTAAAGAAGGCAAAATTACCCCATACATGGATATTGAGGAGATAGCCGTCAATGGGAGAAAAAACATCATACTCATGGATAACAACATACTTGCATCCGACTACGGTTTGCAGCAGATTGAAAAGATTATCTCCATAGGAGTACGTGTAGACTTCAATCAAGGTTTAGACGCCCGCTTAGTGACAGATGATATTGTCCGGCTACTCGCTAAAGTGAAGTGGATAAAACGTATTCGGTTCGGTTGTGACACACCGGGACAAATCGCAGAATGTGAACGGGCTACGGATTTGATTGACAAATACGGGTATAAAGGCGAATACTTCTTCTACTGTATTCTGCTGAATGACTTTAAAGAATCGTTTGAGCGTGTCAATCATTGGAAGAACAAAGGTGGTCGGTTCTTGCCGCATTGTCAGCCTTACCGGGACTTAAATAATCCTCGTCAAATTATTCCTCAATGGCAAAAGGATTTAGCCGGATGGGCTGATAAGAAGTGGATTTTTAGAAGTTGTGAGTTTAAAGACTTTATCCCGCGAAAGGGATTTGTTTGTAGTGAGTATTTTAACGTATAACAATAGAGAAAGGAATTAATTATGAGCAAAGAAAAAGAAATTCAAAACTATGCCTTATGCTTTGCATCGGCTATTGAAGATGTTGTTAGAGACGAAGATAATGAGAACTACATCGAAGTGAATGATGAAAATGCAACAGAAGTAATGACAGGTCTAATATTAGGGGCTGGATTTGCCTTTAACCGACTGACTGGAAGTAAATGCAATTACTTAGAGTTTACCCATATAGCAAACCAATTAGTCGTTCAGTATTTAATGAAGCATGGAGACGTAGCGACAGAGAAAACGACCTTTAACGGATAACGGATAACTAAAAAGAAAGGAACTAACTATGGGATTTACAACACCATGTTTTATTAGAAAAAACACTGAAAGATTAAGAGAGTCTTTGAAACGTTTAGGGATTAGACCACTTCTTTCTAATGAAAGATTAAATGCTATTGGAGACAACATTAAAGTATATCATGGGAGAGAAGCCGTTTTCTCTTGCTCCTATTCGCAGGAATTATATGGACATTTTCTTGATTGCGGGACAAATGAAAATTTATTTCTTGCTATTGCCGCATTAAGAGATGACACAGACCATAATCAACTCTTTGTTAATGACAAAGGAGATTGGGGTATATATCGAGACGGTTCTGACGGAGGATTACCCGGAATGGATTTTTATGGAATGCCTAACGATCTTAATGTGGACAATTATCATAAGGCTACAGTAGAAGAGCTAATCGAACACTTTAAAGGAAAGGAGGAAATATGAAAAATTCTAAGAAGAAAGAAATTATACTTGAGTTGGTTAACGACATTCCATCTTTGATAAGAATACAGGAATTATCCCTAATAGAGTTAAAGAAGAGTGTTCGTAATCAACAAGTCATAGACTTTCAGGAGGACATTCTAAGAGTCTTAAAGGCTGTCAGTAAAATAGATATGATAAAATTAGATGAAAATTAATATGAAACAGACATTAGAAGAAGCAGTAAAAGAGCATCAAAACGGTTTCCCAACTTGTGAAGATGATTCTATTTGTGCCGGATTTATTAACGGAAGACGCCATCAATGTTATAAGTCGTTTATCGCTGGCGCCAAGTGGCAATCAAAGCAATCTCCGTGGATCAGCGTAAAGGACAGGTTACCGGAATTAGGAGATCCTGTATTAATCAGGCTTAAAGATGG